TTTTAGTCCACCCTTTTTTTGTGCTTACTAAATAGTAGTATATAATGGAGGTGATGAAATGTTTGAAGGGTCTGATGCTCAAGGAGATGAGAAAATTTTTGTACTAGGAAATGGTCCCAGTAGAAAAAATATTGATCTCTCAAAATTAAATGGTACAGTTATAGGATGTAATGCTATTTACAGAGACTTTACTCCCGATGTAATTTGTGCTACTGATGCCGGGATAATGAGTGATATCATTGACTCTGGATATGATGGAAAGTGTTATTTTACACATAATTCATGGAATTTACTTCCTGCTGAATCTTATGAAGCATTAAAGACGGGTAAAGAACGTGAAACATATCGAACTCCTGATGCAAAATATTTTGTATATATTTCTGGACTTGATAGTAATGTAGAAAATCCTCAAAGCTATATTTTCTGGGTTTCTCCAAGTATGGAAGATAATATAAAAAATATAGGTAAAGATATTTTAGGATGGTCAACAGGAACTTCCGCATTACATATTGCATGTAGAGATTATACTTGGGATGATTATGAAAAGGTATACCTATTAGGGTTTGACCATGATAATGACTATTATGATAATATCTATGCTGATACAGACCATTATTTCAGTAAAGATAGAGAAATGAGGGATGAATATTATAAATGGACTAAACAAATTATCAATACTATTCACAACCATCCTTGTGTACAGTTTATTTGGGTAAATTATTGTGGAGATGATTTTCCAAGACTACCAAATTTATTTTCAAAAGATGAAAAGGAAATATGACAAGCCTAACAGATCAACCTAAAAATATTAATCCTTTAGCAGATGTTCAATTTAAATTTGATGTTGCGGCCTTACCAAATACTTCTTTTTTTATTCAGACAGTTAATTTACCAGGCATAACATTAGAAGGTGCTGCTATAGCTACACCACAACTTCAAAATTTTACCCGTCATACTGGTATTATAACTTATGAAACACTTAATGTGGGTTTTTTAATTGATGAATATTTAAAGAATTGGCAAGAAGTATTTGAATGGATGATTGGTAATGAAAGTAAATATACTTCTGCTGTATTAACAATTTTAAGTAGTGCCATGAATCCCACAATGGAATTACATTTTAAAGATATTTTCCCTACCTCATTATCAGAAATATCTTTTGATAGTACTACAACAGATCCAACATATCAAATTGCAACTGTAACATTTAATTATACAGAATATATTATTAAAAATCTATTAAACAACTAAGGTATATTAGTGTTTCTGGCGAACACACCTTATTATATCATAGATTTATTATTTGTCAAGAGGTATTATGAAAAGTGATTTTTTAGAATTGTTATGGTTATTCAATTCCCCCAGAGAAACAAGAAATATAATCAGATTAGACTTGCATGAAGCAGGTTTGTTGTATAAGTATGCCTCACAACAATGGACAAAAATGCCCAAAGATGAAACGGGTAATGTTATATTAGAGATTGGTAGATATTGGGCAGGATCAACAGTTTTACTCGCAATGGCTACTCATGATACTAAAGTAAAAATAGTTTCAGTTGATGTTGTTGAAGGATGTCACGATCCTGATGCGGATGATTGGTTGAATAATTACGAAGAAAAAGAACGAATAGATATTAGAGTAGCTAATTCGTGGGCAATGAAAAACTTTCCAATATCATTGTTGTTTGTAGATGGTGATCATACGTATGAAGGAGTTAAAAAGGACTTTATTCATCATTGGAATTATTTGAATGGTCCGTGTTTAGCACATGACTATACAGATCCCACTTGTGAGGGCGTGACAGAATTTATAGATGAATGGATTAATGATGGTTATGCAAATCCTATTGAACAGGCGGGTACAATGATAGCCCTTGAAAAATTAAAAGATTATGAAATTTGAAGAAATACAAAAATTATGGACCGGTGATTGTGAGATTGATGAAACAGAACTATCTCAAGAATCAGTAAAAATACCACAACTACATAACAAATATCTAATTCTCTTTCATGATGAGAGATTACGACTCCGTACTATGAAATTTGAACATAGTAAAATTTTAAAAGTTAAAAGAGAGTATTTTTCAGGAAGAATGGAGGCCGCAGAATTAGAGGCTTATGATTGGGAGCCATTTCAATATAAATTGCTCAAAGCAGATGTACAAGAATACATAGATGCAGATGATGATATAATAGAAGGTAAGAAAAAAATATCACTACAAGAAGAAAAAGTAGAATATCTTGAATCGGTGGTAAAAAGTTTATCAACTAGAGGTTATTTAATTAAAAATGCAATCGACTGGAAACGTTTCACAGAAGGCAACTGATACAATTGAGATATCCAAAAAGGATGAAGTATATCTTAAAGTTACTTGTGAACCGGGTGTAGCACAAGAGCTTTGTGATTATTTCACCTTTACTGTTCCAGGTCATACATTCATGCCAGCTTATCGTATGAAAATATGGGATGGTAAAATACGGCTATTTAATATTCATAATAGATTACTGTATAGTGGTCTACTTGAATACGTGTTTATATTTGCTGAAAAGAGAAATTATCAAGTAATTCCAGATGGTGATTGGTGGAAGCCACTCAAGATAGAAAAAAATGAAAAATTTCTTTCATCTTTGAAATTACCATTTGAACCAAGAGACTATCAACTTGAGGGATTTCATCATGCCTTATCATACAAGAAAAGTTTATTAGTATCTCCTACCGCAAGTGGAAAATCCCTAATCATCTATTTAATTGTACGAGCACTTAATGTTAAGACTCTCATAATCGTACCTACCACTTCACTCGTTTCTCAATTATACACAGACTTTCAAGAATATGGGTGGGATTCTGCCAAATATTGCCATCAAGTTTACGCCGGACAAGATAAGGTTTCAGATAAACTAGTAGTTATTTCTACATGGCAATCAATTTACAAACTTCAAAAGAAAATATTCGAACCATATAAGCTAGTGATTGGTGATGAGGCCCACGGATTTAAATCAAAATCTCTCACATCTATTATGACTAAATGTGTAAATGCCGAATATAGAGTAGGGACTACAGGAACATTAGACGGAACACAAACTCACAAATTAGTACTTGAAGGTCTATTTGGCAAGGTTTATAAAGTTACAACAACTAAAAAGTTGATTGATCAAAAACAATTAGCCTCATTCCGTATAGATATTGTAGTATTAAAATATTCAGAAGAATTATGTCAACAGTTTACAAAAATTAAATATGCAGATGAACTAGAATTTATAGTTGGACACGAAAAAAGAAATAAATATATAAGAAACTTAGTATTATCACTTGAAGGAAATACTTTGCTACTCTTTAGATTAGTGAAAAAACATGGACGTATTTTATACGATATGATCAAGGAGAAAACAGATGACAATAGGAAAACTTTTTTCGTATTTGGAGGAACTGAAACAGAAACCAGAGAACAAATACGAGCAATTGCAGAAACAGAACGAGATGCCATCATCGTGGCAAGTTATGGGGTATTCAGTACCGGCATCAACATTAGGAATCTTCATAACATTATTTTCGCTTCTCCTTCTAAATCTCGCATCAGAAATCTTCAATCGATAGGTCGAGGATTAAGATTATCAGACAATAATCAAGAAACGGTATTGTATGATATTGCAGATGATTTGAGATGGAAGAATAGAAAGAACTATGCTTATCGTCATCATGAAGATAGAATGAAAATATATGATGAAGAGAAATTTCCGTATAAAATTTATAATATTTCACTTAAGGCATAAATGGCAGAATTAGATAAAGATAATTTAAAAGTAATTCGGCTAGATAATGGAGAAATAATTTTTTCGAAAGTGGTGGTAAATGATAAGAGTAAAGATAGTGGTTATTTGGAATTACATTGGCCAATGAAAGTGATGATGAAATTTAATGATGATGAACAGACAACATCATTAGCATTACTTAAATGGTTACCTTTTACAGACACTACATTTGTGCCTTTAGCGGCAAGATGTATTATGTCTGTTTCAAGTTTAAGTGAACAATATCAGGATTTTTATTTAAATTCTGTAAAAGAAGATAATGAACAGACTCCCCAAGAAGAACTAAACAAAATGTCAAAAATTTTAGCAGACTATGAACCAAAAGGATTCATGAATTAGATAGGTTGACAATAACAATTTTTATGATATAATAGATATTATGGCTAAAAGAAAAACAAAAGTAAATAAAGCTCATTATGTAGATAATGCCAAATTTTTAGAGGCAATGATCGAATATAAAGGCGAATATAACGAAGCAAAGAAAAATGATCAAGAGCTTCCGATGATTTCTGAATATTTAGGATCTGTATTTCTAAAAATAGCGCAAAGGTTATCATTCAGACCTAATTTTATAAACTATGCTTTTAAGAATGATATGATATCCGATGGAATAGAAAATTGTTTACATTATATCCACAATTTCAATCCAGATAAATCAAATAATCCATTTGCATATTTTACTCAAATAATATACTATGCTTTCATAAGAAGAATTCAAAAAGAAAAGAAACAGTTGTATATTAAATATAAGAGCATGCAAAATTATGAAGTTGCTCCTGAATATATGGATCAAGAAGCAGCTAATAATAATTTTATAACTCTTAGTGATTATGAAAATTCTGATTTTAAAGTAATGGTTGATGAATTTGTAGATAATTTTGAAAAGAGCAAGAAAAAGAAAACAGTCAAAAAGACTGAATCTAAATTAGAACTTTTTATGAGCGCAGCATGAAAATCGCCTTAATTACAGATACACATTGGGGTGCACGTGGTGATAGCCTCACATTCTTGAATTATTTTAGAAGGTTCTATGATAATGTGTTTTTTCCTTACCTTGAAGAGCATAATATCAAAACTCTAATTCATTTAGGTGATGTAGTTGATCGTAGAAAGTTTATCAATTTTAAGATATTGAATGATCTACGCACAAACTTTATTGAACGCCTTTGGAAATTAGGAGTTGATACTCACATAATAATTGGCAATCATGATACCTTCCACAAGAACACCAACGAACTAAACTCTCTCCAAGAAATTTTTACAAGTCATGAGGGTAAAGTAGAACCTTGGATGTATCCATCTCCTAAAGAAGTAGATTTTGGGGGGTTGGGCATTTTAATGATGCCATGGATAAATGAAGATAACTATGGTGAGTGTATGAGAGCAATCGCAAACACTCAATGTCAAATTCTTATGGGTCATCTTGAAGTAAAAGGTTTTGAACAACATATTGGTTCATGGAGTTTTGATGGAGTAGAGTCAAAAATATTTGAAAAATTTGATATGGCTATGAGTGGACACTTTCATCACAAATCAGATAATGGAACAGTTTACTATTTGGGGAATCCCTATGAAATAACATGGAGTGATTATAAAGACCCTAGAGGCTTTCATATCTTTGATACAGAGACAAGAGAACTAGAATTTATACAGAACCCATATAGAATGTTTAGAAAGTTGTATTATGATGACAGCGAAGAAACTTTTGAATCATTGACCGAAAAAGATTATAGTGAATATGAGAATACACACGTAAAGGTAGTAATACAAAAGAAAACAAATCCCTTTTGGTTTGATACTGTATTAGATAAATTGTATACGGCGAATGTGGCCAATCTAGTAGTAGTTGAAAATTTTTCAGATTTAGAATTCATGGAAGATGATGAGATTATAGATGAAGCTCAAGATACTTTGACTATTTTGAGTAAATATGTTGACTCATTAAATATAGAAAAAAAGGTTGAATTAAACATGTTAATGACAAATTTGTACAATGAAGCATTAACTGTGGAGGCGGTATGACTATGGAAACATATGCAGAACGGCTAGACCGATATGAAAAGGAAAAAATGTCAAATTATGATATGGATGAAATAGAAAGAATGAAAGATAGAGAAAAAAGAAGTAGAGGTATTGTGATACAAGATTCAAGTTCAATAGAAATTGATCTAGACAAAGGCGATGCTTTAAAATTAGCACTTCAGGCCCACGACAAGAAGGTTACTTTGA